AGGAATGTCTTTGCCCAGCTCTCTGCCATTTTCTTTAGGTCGCTCATTAGCTTCTCCTTCGAGGTTGAAATAACTGCCATCTTTGTCTCCCAAAGTTGTAAATGAAATATGGAAATGCGATTTGTGCGGATTGACGCCTCTATATTTTCTGCGCTTCCATCCAAGGATTGGACTCATAATCTTGCCTTGATAAATTATGTAAGATATGCGTTTGTCGCCCTTCTTAGCGCATTTACGAATCTTCTCGACTAGCGCGTAAGCCTCTTCTGGATGCGTTCCCAAATCGCTCGTAATATCGATAGCCCTAACGATTCCGTTTGCATCAGGGTTGTGATCCGATTTACGAGTGGAATGTCTGGTGTCTCCAATCCATCCGTCCGATTTTCTGCCTCGCTCGGGATATTCATCATCTATTTGCTCCCGAAGTTGGACACCCGCAGCGCATAATTTAGGCAAGGCCCAAAGCTTTCAGATCATCAGCATTTAATCCTAATGCTGCTAATTTAGCTTTAGCTGATGCCTTGGCAGCTGCATCATCGGCTTCTTTTTGTGCATTTAGTTCATCGACTTTTGCAAATGCAGCTTTATATTCCGCCTCTGTAAAAGGCTCCGCCCAAACAAATTCAATGCCTTCATACTCATCACCAGTAGCGATAATGCCACCATTAGGGCGAAGATAACTTATGACCTCTTTGTGCAATGCCATTTTATGCTCCTATTTCTAAAAGAATAATTGATGATGGCGCTGTCGATTCTTGGACAATAACGCCCTGTTGATTTTGCACATTTCTAAACATTGTTTTATAAGTTGTGGCACTCGTTGTAGAAGGCGAATCCAAATAAACAAATGAGAATGTATTTTGTTTTGAACTTGCTGTGTTGTCAAAATTGATAAATTGAGTTGCCCAAATATCAGTTGAAGCTCTTACAATTTTTACTTGCCCTGCATTGTTGGCAAAATTTGAATATGTCCAAAATCCATTCTGAGTAATCAAAACCATAATTTTTGATGACGCTGCTGAAGGGGTAATGGTTGCAGTCAAAGTGGTATCTGCATAAGTGTTAGTATTGTTAATAACTTCTGTGGTAGTAGTGGCTCCGACTACCTGTAATACCTTTCCACCAGCGGGAGTGACCCATTCAATAGCATTTGCCCCTGAATTAACCGCCAATACTTTCCCAGCAGTTCCAATAGATAATTTGGTAAATGTATCTGCGCCAGTTCCATAAATTAAATCACCGGCTGCGTCAAATGCTGTTGCGACTGTGTTGGTAATGACTGGAACTGGGCCTGTCCCCGAAGCTACTGAGATACCAGTCCCAGCTTGGACTTCCGTAATATCTCCGACATTAGGAGTAATAAAAGTAAAATCCATATCGGCATTACTTGCCTTGCTAAGTATCTGTCCAGTTGTCCCACCCTTAAGATCAACTAATGAAGTATCTACCCCATTACCAAGGTTTCTTATGGCAGCTGCACCATCTTTAACAAGATCTGTGTCTGCTGGCGTTGGCCAGTTAAAATTTGTAGTATTCGGCATTTAGTCTCCTATGCAACTATTGTAGCGTTGAGCCAGTATAAAGCTGGGTTTATGGTATTCCAAGACTCAATCGTTGGGACTGAGTTCCATCTGAACGCCTGAAGGCTAAAAGCTATAGGCGATACATTTAGAGTTAAGTTGAGCTGATTAAGGCTCGCAGTCCAAGTCCATCCCTCAACAAATCCTTGAAATTCTCCACCGACCATATTGGCTGGCAAGTTGACGATATTAAGCGGTTGGCCCATAAATACGCCAAGAAGGTTATCTCGATCTGAATTGTCGATTTCACCGCTGGCTATTGGGAAGGTTATTTGCTTTAAGGCAAATTGAGGATAGGCGCGGATAAGAAGATAGAAGGCTGCTTGGGCATTGGCATCTCCCACATTTCTAAGTGTGGTCGATATGGTAGAAGCTAGAAGGCCATATTCAGATATGGAAGCAGGATCATCATCGGTTACATTTGCGCTGGAAGTGCCATAGCCCAAAGTAATTGAATTGCGAACATCCCCAGCCCGTTTAAGAATTGATAAAGCAGGGCCAATGGCGTGATTGCCATCTAAATCAACATAGCCATTAGCTGATAAGTATTGGGATCTATGGGTTGAATCTGCATACCCAATACGGCCCTGAGAATCCTCATATAGATAAGCTAGGCTGCTACTAGCAAAGCGAGAAGCAAGATTATAAACTGTGTCGTTCAGGTTATTTTCGGAATGAAGTTCATAATCCCCTGGGGTATCAATTTCACCCAATCCGCTATTTTCGGCATTCTGCCATTGAATAGTCGGGTCATAGCCATTCCAAGTTTCAGCAGCTGGGACTTCATTCCATTGGTCAAATAAAACTGTTTCAAGTAATTCTAAAATTCTATCTCCATCAAATTGATGCGCAAAGTTGCCAACATAAATAGAGCGATTTAGTCTGGCCAAGGCCCCAACTGCAACTATTTTAATTTGTTGGGTAGTCGCTGTAGATCCTGAACTCAAAACGGATATACCTAAATCAGTAATAAAACCGCCAAATAAATTAACATAAGTTGCGCTTGAATTTTGAACTTCTATTGTTACGGCATCATTTATCTCAAATGCAACTGGTGTTTCTCCTGTTTCAATTAAGGTCAAATTGCAATAGCCAGCATTAGGCTGGGAGTAAATATCTTGGCGGCCAGAAGTTACTGTAAGCCCGCTAAGAGTTGCGCTAGTTACTGTTGATCCATTGACTTTTACGCGATAAACGGGATTCCAAGCGGTCATCGATCTACAAACTGGCTAGCGCCTGAGCCTGTCCTATTCTGCGAATTGTTTAAGGCTAGGACTACTGCTCTGGTAAATCCTTCTTCATCTATAGCCGATGGCGCATTTACATTAATAATAACATTGCCAAATTCTTCACCAGCTCTTACATTGGATACATCAAAAGTTTTAGAGATTGCTTTGTTTGTTGGGTTCAATCCAGATGGAAATTCTGGCATCACTCCTATAACTGTGGCAGGAGCTGTAGTTTTTGACTTACTAGCATTTGTAAAATCAAGGCTTGGTGTTGTTGTTGGAGTAGGCGTAAAAGGTGTAGGTATATTAATAGTGCCAGTTGTTGTAGTAATTGTGCCGCTAGTGGAATCTGTAGAAGAACCCGAAGCAAAAGAAGGTTTAGAAATTGGCCTAATATCTGGAAGCAATGGAATTTTGTTATAGGCTCTAATAAGCGCATTTATTCCATCAATAGCTGCTCCTACGGCGCTTGAAATAAAACTAGCAATTTTTGAAATAATTGTAATTGTTGCCCCAGCTATTTTGCCAATAGTTTCCAGCGCTTGACCAAAAGTATTGATTAAAAATGGAATAACAAAATTCTTTAAAAACCCCACAAACTTTTCAAAGCCTTCTCTATTGTTTTCTATGGCATCTTGAATAGGCTTTAAAGCAGCATCTTTAAATTTAATAAATTGTGGAATAGCCACATTCATCACATAGTCTAAAGTCTTTTGTAAAATAGGTAATAATTTAGCTCCGATTGATTCTTGAGCCTCCTCAAAACCAACTTTTAATCTAGCTAATTGACCTTCAAATGTATTGGCTTGGACTGTTGCTGATCCACCAAAAGTATCGGCCAAATGTTGCATTGTCCCGTCAAGGCCAAGAGATTTTATTTCGGCAGTTGATAAACCAATACCTAATTTACCAAGTGCGGTAGTATTGCCTTCATAAGCCTTACCTAACGCGTTTGAAACTGTTTCAACGCTTTTGCCCGTTGCTGCACTTATATCTAACGCTAAAGCTAATAATTCTTGCGATTTCTGCGTTTCACCTGTTGCTGTTGCTAGACGCTGTAATGCTGGTCTTAATTGCTCATCAGATACGCCAACTGCCAAAGAGGTTTTAGAAATTTGTTGTTCAATTGCAGCTATTTGGGCTTGTGTTGCTCCTGTTGTATTTTCCAAGGCATTGGCCAAACGCTTTTGAGCTGCTTCATCTTCAATGGCTGCTTTGACGCCATCGACTGCTAATTTAGCTGCATAGGCCGCTGCTGCTGCCGCTGCTGCTGCAAAGGCGGCTGCTGCGACTTTGCCAAATTTCTCCATCTTGCCGCCAAAGCCTTCAACCTCTTTAGAGCCAGTATCTAGCTTCTTCTTTAAATCATCGACATCAGCAAGAATCGAGAGTTTAAGTGTTCTACTGCCAGCCATTACTTATCCCACTCTTTCAATATGTCGGAGAATGCTTCTTGCCATTTCTTAATCAATTCAGGCTGAATCTTACGAAGGGTTGGGTAGATAAAGTAGCCAGCATTTCCGCGACCTTTGCTGGGTG